TAGATATATATGACAATGAGGATAATCTTGTCGATACATTAACAGGTGATTCAATCGTTAATACAGGTAAGGGCATCTATAAAATTACATTAAATGTTGATTCTCAAACATATCCCGATGCAGTCTTATTTAAAGATGTGTGGAATGTAACTATTAATGGTAAGGAAGTAATACATGAGAATGAGTTTTATCTTATTTCAGGAAAAAATTATTACACCTTTAATCTCAATAATCAAATTGACCCAAGAAATTATTACTTTTATTTTTGGGGTATTAATGAAAAGGAAAATATTAGAGCAGGTAACATAAAAAAGATTAGACTTACCATAAAGGAACTATACCCAAATCAAAGTAATTTCTTACCTTTGGATATTGAATATCGTTTATATACAACAGTTGGTTCTAAATATGAAATTGACATACTACCATTCACACCAGTTAACAGAACTTCAAATGGTTATGAGTTTGATTTGGATACATCATGGTTAATTCCGCAGGACTACTACCTGCAACTCAGGTTGAAAAACGGTACTTATTACGAGACAAAGGAAAGCATTTCATTTACAGTTGTTTCGAACGGTATAAATAATTAAAAATTTTTCAAAAAAATCCTATTTATTTTTAAAAATCCTTGTATTTATCATGAATGAAGGCTATATTTGTAGCACAATTTTATAATTGAAAAATAATTTTACTGAAAAAACAAATTGAAATGGCAAATGAAAATGCAACGCCAAATCCACAAGGTGGTGACTTGGCAAAACTGAAATCGATGTTTTCTGACTATCAGAAAAAACAATCACAAACGAAAAAGAGAAAATCAAGCGAGGAAATTTTAGCAAAATATTTTGTTCCACGCAAAGCCAGAGAAGTCTTTAGAATTTTACCCCCAAAACCAGGTAGAGAGTACATTGAGGAAGCATTCTTCCACGTTGTATCTATTACTATTGCAGGTGGTAAGAAAAAGCACGGAAAGGTTATTTATTGTCCAAGACACAATGACCCTAAAGTAGTCGTACTCGATGAAAAGGGGAATGTAACGCTTGACGGTAATGGCAATCCGATGAAAGTACCTGCACCATGTCCTCTTTGCGACAAAGCGAAAGCAATGCTTGCAAAACAAGATACCTCTATTAAAGGTATTAAGAAAGAGAATATGAATGACGCACAATTAAAAATCAACGAAAGTAACAAGAAAATCTTTATTGATGCCAACAAATGGGAAGCAAAGAAATTCTATATTCTTCGTGGTATTGATAAAGGTGCTGAAAAGGACGGTGTTAAATTCTGGAGATTTAAACACAATTTCAAAAATCAGGGTACTCTCGACAAGTTATTGCCTGTCTTAGATGCGTATGTGAATGCGTTCCAAGCAGACTATACCGATGTTAAAAGAGGTACTGATTTGACTCTCACAATGGCAGATAGTGAATTTAATGGTCATACCTATAAGACATTATCGGCAGTTATTTTCGGTCAACCCTCTCAACTTCACAACGACCCTATTGTTATAAGACAATGGCTTGATGATGATGTTAATTGGAGAGATGTTTTCCTTCCGATGAAAGCACCTAACATGACACCTTTCGAGTTTCTTGAAACCGTGGCAGCAGGTACTAATCCTTATTGGGATGACAATGACCAAAACAACAAACATTGGGTATTTCCAGGTCGCCCTGATTTGGAAGAACAGGCAAATACTCGTAAAGTTAATCTTGATGCTGATGAAGATGAAAATTTTGAACATGCATCTGACCTTAATGAGGATGGAAGTCGTATTACTATCGGTAACATAACACCGGAAAATGTTGGTACTTATAAAGAAGATGCAGTTGATATTACAGCAAAGGCAACTCCTGCACCCGCAGTTCAAGCACCTGTTGCACAAACTCAACCATCTGTAGCGCAAGCTGCTGTTGAAGTAGAGGATGAAATAGAGGACGGTATTACCAATGAGGTGGATGATGACATTCCTGAATCAGATTCAGGTGAATACGATGATTTACCTTTCTAAATAACAGAGAATAAGGGGAAATGAAAGTTTCCCCTTTATTTACTTAAACAAAAATTTAATATGGCAAAAAAAAGTGAACAGGATATTCCTTCTGCACCAGCAAGGAAACCAACACCTAAAAAGAATTTCTCTTTAGATGATTTTAAAAAGAAGATTGGTGCTGTTGATGTTCCTTCTAAACCACTTGTATGGATTCCAATTGACGATGCACTAACTGAGGCAACAGGAATGCCTGGCGTACCTAAAGGATATGTAACACAATTTCGTGGATATTCTAATACTGGTAAGTCAACAGCATTAATGCGTTCAATCGTTAATGCACAGAAAATGGGTGATTTACCGATTATTATTGATACTGAGAATAATATTGATATTGGTAATGAGAGATTAACTCTAATGGGTTTTGATTGGGATGGAGATTATATCTTGGTCAATAATAAATTCATTCTTGATAATTTTGGGAAAGTACAGGATAAAAACAGAAAGGAAGCAGCTATTGAAGACTTAGCAAAAGCAATGTATTACTTTCTTGACCAACAGGATGCAGGTAATTTGGACTATGATTTATTTTTTGCAATTGATTCAATCGGTACATTAAATTGTATTAAGACAATCAATGCATTAGAAAAAAATGATAGCGATAATAACATGTGGAATGCTGGTGCATATGAGAAAGCGTTTATGTCAATGTTGAATAACACAATTCCAAACAGTCGTAGAGTTGATAGTCCACATACCAATACAGTTGCATGTGTGCAGAAAATTTGGTATGATTCAATGAATAAGGTAGTTAAACATAAGGGTGGTGAGACTTGGTTCTTTGGAGCAAGACTTATTTATCATTTTGGTGGTATTATTACTCACGGAACTGCAAGAGTTACAGCTACAAGCAAAGGTCGTGACCTTAATTTTGGTTTCCAAAACAAAGTAAATATTGCTAAAAACCATATCGATGGTCAGTGGGGTGGAATTTCATTAGAAGGTAAAATCGCTTCAACACCACACGGGTTTGTGTATGGTGATAAAGACAGTATCGATGCATATAAAAAGGAAAATATTTTGTATTTCCGTAATCGATTTGAAGACAACACTCTTTCTGCTGAAGACATTATTATGCAAGCCAAACCAATGGATGCAGAAGGAAATGTTTTAAATTTCGGTAATGTTAATTATGAAGAGGTTGAGGAAAATACAGAATAATGAAAACAAGAACTCTTTTAGTTGATAGTTCATATCTTTTAAAGCGTTCATTTCATGGGGCAAAGGATATACAAACCACCAAGTTCGGACACATTGGTGGTTTGTATTCTTTTTTAACTACCATTCGTAAGTTAATTAAGGACCATATGATTAATAAGGTCGTATTGGTTTGGGATGGTGAAGGTGGTGGAATATATCGACACCGAATTGATAGTGCTTATAAAGCAAATCGTGTTTCAAAGAAATGGAATCAAAGAATTGAAATGACTGCTGCAGAACTCCGCAGAGAAAAAGATAAAGATGAATCAATTCTTAAACAACGAAAACGTATTCAGGCATATGCCGAAGAACTATTTTTGAGACAGATTGAAGTTGATGATGTTGAAGCCGATGATTTAATCGCAGCTTACTGCATTAAATATAATCAAAAGGAAGAAATTTTCCTATATACAAATGACAGAGACTTTTCACAGTTATTGGATTTAGATATAACAATATTATTTGCTAATATTGAAAGACCGATTACAAGAACAAATTATTTTTTTCACTTTAAACATCACTTCACCAATGCTTTAACCCTAAAAATTATAACGGGTGATAGTGCTGATAATATTCAGGGAATTCCTGGGGTTGGAGAAAAAATGCTTTTAACGCATTTTCCGGAAATAAAGGTAAAACATTTTTCTGTGAAAGATATTTGTAAACGTGCTGATGATTTAAATAAGCAGAGAGTTGCAGAAAAAAAGAAACCATTAAAGGCATTCGAAAATCTATTAAACAACATTGATAGATTAAAAACTAATTATAAATTAGTGAATTTGAGAGAGCCAATGCTTAATGAACAAGCAGAGGAAGAACTTCTACAATTAGATGCACCATTATTACCTGACGACAGAGGAAGTAAAAATTTGGCTGATATGATGCGTGCAGATGAATTTTTAACCATATATGGAAGTACGTTTGTTAATTATGTCGAACCATTTTATACCGTCATAATGAATGAGAAACAACTACTTAACGAATACAATAAAAATAATAAGCGTAAATTGTAAAAAACCCTTTCATTTTACGCTGATTCTATATATATTTGCGTAGTATTAACAATTTAAAAAATAATCATATGAACGAGAAAGAATATAGTAATACATTTAGGTTTGCACTTTATCAAGGCAATCTTTTATTATGTGAGAAAATATTCGATGCAGACCAATTTAATCCCTTCACAAGATATTCAATCGATATTCGAGATATCTTACCAAGAGCGATAACAAAACTACAAAAGGTTCTTTCTAAGAAAAAGTATGATATAATTTTCGATGTCGGTAGAATTGACACTACTTCAGAAGATTCTGAAAGTGTTTATTATGACATGTATCATTACGCTCAGAACATCATCGAGTCGTATCCGCAACGAATCAGAAATGATTTTAAGTACAACCCACAAACCATTGTTCAGCAGATTGAAGACAAGACAATTAGGGGTGTTGAATGTAAAATCGGTTTTTACATCAACGAAAACCCTATAGTTGAAAGACTATTTTATGTGGATGGCTTTAATCCTGTTGCCAGGTATTCCGTTGATGTAGTTGATGCTGTGGTTGATATAACCGACAGAATTTTTTATCAGATAAAAGGGAACGACATTAAAAATATGTGGGATGATTATGATTTGATTAACATCAGGGGTTTGTCAATTAATCAAATCAGGGAACTCTCTACGCCCAAGAGAATAGAGATGCTTAGAAGACTGAGAAGAAACTAAGTAAATTTAATCATATTGGGACGGAGATTGGGATTGTTTTCATAATTTGCGTATAATTTTATTTTTACCCTAATTTTCGTCCCTTTTTAAACACCACATATATTAATGAGTGAAATAACTGAACATACCTTTACATCCTATTTAGGACCTGAATTCCAACAAAGATTGATGTGGCAGATATTGGTTGAGCCAGAATTTGCCGAGAAGACCATCCCTGTGTTAGCGGTTGAATATTTTGACGACCCTAATCTAAAAAGAATGTTCTTAATTATATGGGAATTCTATAAGGAATATGGGAAGACACCAAATCTTCAAAATCAAAGCATTCAGCAAGCCATTCATGAATTCAAGACTCCAAATAATACTATGGAGGAAGAATCATTATTCTCTGTTCTCAAACGTATAGAATTATGGAATGAGAGAGTTCTCAATGAAACTTTAATGTATGATGGTGAGATTATTCAGAAAGCCACAAATAATTTCATAAAACAACAAGAATAC